TTTACTAGCAGCAGCTGATCCTTTTGCAGCTGCTTTACTTATCATAGCACCTGTACTTTTCGCCGCTGCTGATACTCCTTGAGATATGCTTTTAGCAGTAGAACTTATTCTACCTGGTGGTCGCGACCGCCATCCTGGAGGCCTAGCCGAAGGTGGCTTAGGTGTTGGTTTAGGTGTAGGTGGCTTAGGTGTTGGTTTAGGTGTAGGTGGCTTCTTTGGAGGTTTAGGTTTTGGTTTAGGAGTTGGGGTTTTTGGTGTACCAGGAGCTCCTTTGAACCAGCTAGTAAAACTATTAAAAGTATTTTTTATAGCACCTAGAGCTGATGCTGCAGAATCATATATCTTAGGAAACATTCCTAAGGCTGTAGTTAGTTTCATAAAAGGCTCTAATAAAAGTCCAGCTCCTATAGCAGCTAGACCTGCTAAACTAAGCATGCCAGCAGTACTACTTTTATTGCTCTCTATTTTATTATCCTTTTTTGTTTTAGCAGCTATTTCTGTTAGTTTTTTCTTTTTTAGTTGAGTATTAGTTTCGTCTTCGTAAGAATTAGTCTTTTTAATACCATTAATATAGTTACGTACTATATCTCTCTGACTTTCCATTAAACCTCTTATACTCTCTAGTTTTTGTACTATTGTAGCATTATCCGCTTTTAAAGCCTTATCAGTATCTTGATTACCTTTAGTTGTTTGATTTATAGTCTCTCTAGAACTATTTTTAATTTGACTTAATATTTTACCTGTAACTTCACCCAGACCACTACGAAGCGCATTAGTTTGTTCTATACTATATCTTACGTTACTATCAAGAGAGTTGATAGATTTATTAGTATTTCTCATATAGTCTCGAGATACCTGCCTATAATTACTTTGGCGTTTATCTTGCTCCCTTATAAGATTTAAAACTTGCGCATCAATAGCCATTTAAAATATTTAATTTAGAAATAAACATTTACCCGAGAATAAATATTTTTATGGCAGATATTAAACAGACTATACAGGATTTCTATAAAGTCGCTCAGACTAAAGATTTCGCTCGTAACTATCAGTTTCGAGTCCTTGATGTTTCTAATAAAGGAGCTTCTGTATTTACAGAGGATCAATTAGTTTACGCGACGACAGCTAGTATTCCGGGTAAGAAAATTAAACCAGTTGCGGTACCTTACTCAGGATTTAACTTTAACATTCCAGGACCGGTAGAATATAATTTAACAACTGGTTATCAAATTACCTTCTATCTTGACGCTCAGAGTAGTGCAAGAATTGCAATGGAAAATTGGGTGACCGAAACTTTTGATGAAAGTACTTCTATAGGAGATCAGACATTACATAATGATAGTACGATCACATTAGCGCAGCTTAATGGAGAATTCGAACCTATTCGTACTTATAAGTTATTTGGTGTTTTCCCAGTTGAAGCAGCAGATATGCAATATACTATTAATTCTACTGATGGTCAGGTAGTTACATTTAACGCATCCTTTGCTTACCAATTCTTTAGAAGAGATAACGAAGTTGGACAAGTTCTTAATAAGATAGGTAAATTACTTTAAATATTATACAAAAATCCGGTATCAGATTCTATATTAATTTTAAAGGTTTCTGATATTTTGTCATTTATAGTACTGGTAAAGCTGCTTAAATTGTCTAAAGCTTTATAACTTAAGACATTATATAATTGATAAAGGTCTTCTGGCTTACTCACAGAAGACCTTTTGTCTTGTACATGTATGTCTACACTTTTTACAAACTTAAAGGTATTATAAAAAACAATATCTTTTGTTTCCGTATTTGAGGCAGATACTAAATCTTTAAGTTTTTGTAATGAAGGATAATGTAATTCAATTTTGTATGTTAAAGGCCCGTCTACTACTTCTGCAGAGGTTACATCAATATCAAAAGAATTAGTTGATATATCTTTTAAGATATCAGTTAAATTAAGTTCTGTGTATTCTGCATTTTCTTTTTCTCTTAAAGCAAAAATTAAATATAAAAAATCTATATAATTTAAATCTTCTTGTATACGTGAAGAGACAATATCAAACAAGTATTTCAAATAATCAATAGCAATTTCACTATTACTATCTTTATCGAAAATGTCATTAATAATATTCAATGAGTCAATACCATAACGTTTTATATTAATAGACTTTTTACTATAAGGTAATTCTATATTAATATTGTTATTATCATTAATATATTGTAATATTTCTTTGATATCACTCATTTGGTTTGTCATACATTTGCTTTAATAATTTATAGTACTTACTTATTTCTTCAACTGTCATTGTATTAAATTCATAATGACTGAAATTGCCTTCCTTGAACATTATAATTCGTATTTTCCGTAGATAGTCTAAATGATACTTACATACATAAAATAATAGTTTATATAATTCCTGCGGGCTGTATGTAAATAATTTTTTATGTTTTTGAGATTTAGTGTTAAATATAATTATATTATTAAGTTTTGATATAATTTTATCTTCAACAAAATTTGTTAATTCTTTGTACTCTTTCACAGGCAAGGTATGCAATACCTGTTCTATTTGCGAACGAGATAAATTACAATTATTAATATCTATAATACTTGTTCTTATATTTTGTTTATATGTACCAAATATTATCCTAGGATAAGTGAGTTTAAATTCTAATTGTTTACTATTAAAGGTAAAAATTTTATAGTTAGGTATATCTACAAGAAACTCATTACTAGATAAGGCTAGTTCCCCTTTGTCAATTTGAAAACCACTGAACTCAGAAACAGAAAAAATAGTTTGTTTAATACAATGAAAATAATCTAGTACTGTATCAAATTTAGATAGATATTCGAATACTGCTTTACTATTATATGTTTCTAGTTGTTTTGATAAGTACTCTATATCATTAAATGCGAGTGAGCTCGATATCATACCTATTAAACTTCCATTGTATACGATGAGTGTTTACTGTAGGATCAGAAGCATATTCATATGAATCTTTACTCTCAGTATCAACAGGTATACAATCATAGAAGTTATACATCTTTCTTACGATTGTATTGTTGCTTTCTTTATTGACTCTTTTTCCGAGAAAAACAACTGTAACATTAGTGTATAAAGCGTTTGTAAATGAACCATACCTACTGATTAATCGTATCCAAGGCTTGAATATAAAATCATTTAAACTTAAATTAGTATCATAGAAAACAGTTTTTAACCCAGTAGTATCTATTGATCTATTTGCATTTACTGTTATAGGTAAATAACCATTCACTTGAGAGCCATGAGGTATAACTTGAGTATCAACTTTATCATCAGGTAAATCCACTCCAGTAGTTAGGGCTTGTATTTTGTTTGTTTGAAATACTTCTTTAGTAGGGGAGATTCCTATTCTCCCGTCTTTTGCTGTTTCACCAATTGCTCTATATAAATCATCTGTTAACGCATCAGGAATGGAATATGAAACGTAGAACAAATTAGAATCCGCTATGGTAGTATCATACTCTAAAAGTCTGTTATAAAACTCTGAAATTATACCAGCTCTATCATTAGTTGGATATTGTATGCCTACGCTCATTTAAAATATTTATAAAAAAAGCTCGGCTTTCGCCGAGCTTTGCATAACTATGAATATTGTATTTTACTGACCAACTAACTCTTCGAAGTTAACATCATTATTAACTGCGTAGAAGTTAACCAAGATAAACTCAGCAGCACGAACTGGTTTTAAGTAGATGTCTACCACCAATTCATTGTTGTTAATTCTATCCGTTGTATTATTTCTTTCGTCACATACAATTAAGTAATCATAAACACCCTCCGTTTGCTTAGCGTTTTCAAAAATAGGTGTTAACGTGTTTACTACCTTAGTACGAGTTAAGAATGTATTCGGTTCAAAGATAAAATACTTCATTACTCTCTTAGTGCGCTTTTCTAGATCTAAGAACAATCTACGAACATTAATTCTATCAAACGCAGTAGGTTTCTTTTGAAGTGTCTTTTGACCGAATATAACAATACCTTCGTTAGGGAACTGAGTTACAGGATTAAGAGCAACTCTGTACAACTGATCCCTTTGACGTTGAGTTGGACTGATTGCTATATCATTTACACCTGTTACAACACCGCGAGTGAAACCTGCAGGTGCAAACCAAGGCGCAAAGTTAGCATCGTTACGAGCAAATGTTGCAGCAGCTATTCCAGAGAATGGAATCCATATTTGCTTATTAGATGTTGCATCGTAAACTTTCGCCCAGTTAGCGTACACACAAGCATAATTACTGTTAGCAATTCCGAACTGATGCCTTAAAGGCCAATATACATGCTTGCTAAAGTTTTTAGATTTATCATCTAAAGCTTTAGCGTTGTCACCTTGAACAACAATGTTACGCAAAATATCTGCAATAAAGATATGATCTTTACGAGTTTGTCTTGCGAATTGTTCAAATATATTGTATATTGATCTATATTTGTCTCTAATATTAATTTGTGCCTGCTCGGTAATATTTTGAGATGTGGTATAGAATCCCGTACCATTACCGGTTGCTGTTCCAATATTCAAGAAAGCGGTATCTTCGAAGCCACCGGCAGCAACTAAGTCTGCATCGCTACCATATTCTTGATTCGCAGCAATTGTACCTAAGCCCGCTTCAATGGAAACATCAATATTGAATAATTCCACATTGGAGGCTATTCTGAATACTCTATCTAACTTGTTGTAAATACTACCTAAGTTCTTACCAGTAGTAATCGTGCCTGTATCGACAAATGTACCAAAAGGATATATACCAGGTATATTACCGAAGTTAGCAGTACCGTTAAGAAGACCAACTGCTGATGAAGCAACGGTGCTACCAGTATTAGCTGCCATAACATTGTTAACAATACTAGCATTACTATTAGAAGATTTTGCTGTTCTTACAAATTTAGTAGGAGCATCACCGGTACCAGATGTCCAGTCTCCGTCGTTTCTACTAATGTTAGGATTAACAAATACTTTAACATCAGCAGATTTATCATCTCTTGCTTCTAAGAAGAATGACTTATTACCGCTTCCATTTTCATTTTGTATTGACCTGTAGTAATTTAACGAACCAGTAAAGCCTTCAGCAAGGAAATAACTTAACTTAAGGTCGTCACTTGCAAATGGTGTTATACGAGATTTAACTAATCCAAATGCTACAGTATCAACAAACTCTGGACCGTTAATGTTAAACTCCGGTACATCTTCAATTGATCTACTAACATTTGTTGTTTCAGATAAGTTCGTCGCACTTAACGCATAATCCAATCTAGAGGTAGGTACTTCAGAATAAGAATCAGCACTAGTAGTACCAGTATTAGTTACTGTATATTGCTTTCTTACTCCGTCAAAGTCTGTAGCTGGGTTGAAGTCAGTGTTATCAATAATAGTAGCATAATATCCTTCATACTTCTCGTTAACACTTGTCTTACCAGTATTCAATACAATAATACCCGCGCCAGCTGCGGTAAGAATATTTGCACTTGTGAAACTAGTAGTAGTGTTTGCTACTGTATTAGTATTGCTCCAAGTGAACTCTCCGTTAGCTACTTTATTGTATGTTGCTTCATCGAGTTCAACTAATGTAGGCTGACCAATAATATAATATTCACTACCAGATAGACCTTCAGTGGAATATCCAGATAAAAGATCAATATCAGAAGAATATGCTTGAGCGCTTATGATACTTTTACCGCTAACTGCTTTTAGCTTCGTGTCTGCAACAGCAGATAAAGTATGTAACTCCGCGGCTGTTGATGAAATAGCTTTTACGCTAGTAGATACGTAACTTAATTCACCGGTACTGTCATCTTTAAAAACCCCTTCAATAAAAATGGTTTGCTGACCTACCAAATGCTCCGGGGCATCCTCAGACCAGACATTTCCATCAAATGATAACTTTAAAGTTTCCCCGGGTTGGGAATCTATAGCTGTAATAGCTTGAGTTTGAGGAGATACAACAGGATATACTTGCGCAGTATATTTTTGAGTACCTAACCCGTTACCTGTACCATAAGGTAGACGAGATACATAGACATTAGCATCACTGTTAAATACTTGACGCACACTGTGATAAAAATATCTTTCAGCGGCTGTTGTTGGTTTACCATAAATTTGTTCGAAATCTGCAAAAGTACCAACATTAAGAATTTCATCTGTAGGTCCTTCATTAGAAAACCCTGGGATAAAGACAGTAGTACCAACGTTAGCTGGTGCTCTCAATGTTTGATCAATTTCTCTGATTTCTACACCTGGAGATTGAATTGTTCTTCTAGACATAGTTGTAACTTTCTTTAATTATTTATTGTTCCTTAATGGAAAGTTGGGATTTATTATTAGTTGAAAACCTTAAGAAATTGAATATAATATAAATATATGAAAGGTATAATACTAGCTGGTGGTAGTGGCACTAGGGTCTATCCTAATACTAAGGTACTATCTAAGCAAATATTACCTGTATACGATAAACCTACTATATACTATCCGTTATCAACTCTCCTAAAATTAGGAGTCAAGGATGTATTAATTATATCAAATAAATTACATTCGTTTTTTGATCTTTTAGGTGATGGTTCTAATTTGGGAATTAATATAACCTATAAAGAACAAAAACAACCTAAGGGTATAGCAGAAGCTTTAATTATAGGCGAAAAATTCATAGGTTGTAGTGATGTTGTACTAGCTCTAGGAGATAATATATTCACTGGTATAAATTATAATAGATCTGCTGGAGCATCGATTATAGGTTATAGAGTTAGTAATCCTCAAGATTATGGAGTCGTTGAATATGACAATAATTTAGAAGTTACTAATATAATAGAAAAACCAGAAAAACCTAAAAGCGATGTCGCAGTAACAGGTCTTTATTTTTATGATAGTTCTGCTCCTGAGAGAGCTAAAAATCTAACCCCTTCAGACAGAAAAGAGTTAGAAATAACCGATCTTAATAAAAGTTATTTAAAGTCTGGGGATCTAAGCTTATCTGTTTTAAACTCTGAATATGCGTGGTTCGACACAGGAGACACTGATCAGATGTTTGAAGCTACTATGTATATCAAAAGCATACAAAATAGAACTAATCAAATGATTGGTAGTATAGAGCTTGAAACATTCAAAGCAGGTAATATAAACAAAGAAGAGTTAAGTCAATTATTATATAATATGCCAGAATGTAAATATAAACAAAGTATAATTAAAGCAGCTTCGCTTCCATTCTAGTAAAACTAAAACTACTAGAAGAGGCTATTTCATTACTCTCACCATAATTCCAACTGATTTCAGCTAATGTAGTAGGAAAAGCACCAATATAATCAAATTGTATTTTTCTATTATCATATTCATCTAATCCAAAGACTGTTATATTAGAGGCATATGCTTTTACGTACTGCTCTTCAGGTATATCTATAATTTGATCATTATTAAATATTCCTGTTTTTACATCATTAAGTAGATCTAACCATTTATAAATTACCCAATAATTTTTATATTCATTGTCAATTTTAAAATTAAATGAAAAGTTACCAGGTGCGGATCTGGTATGAGAGCTAACTTTTATACTCTGAGAACCATATGGTAAAGTCACTTCGGGTATCTCAAAAGAGGGTGTTAGCGTACCGAAAATACTCATTTCAAGACTATTAGCGTTAACTCTGTTGTTATTTCTAGATATAGTGTCGTTAATTTCTTTTAGTCCATCAGGTAAATTGAGAACTAGAATAAACTTATCGTTTCTGTTTTTATTTAAAGGTGCTTGATTCATCGTAATATTTCCCAGCCATCAGCTATCATGTCATCTATTTCACTACGCGCTTCACCAATATTTATATCATGGTATACCATACTCGGTGGTTCCCATGTGTCTGATATGTTTTGAGTTTTATAATCATTAAGAAATCCCTTAAAGTCTTGATGTACGAAATCTGATAAAATAATATTTTTGGGCTTACCGTTATCATCGAGTTCAATAATTTCATAATATCTTTGTACCAAAGTATTATCTAAAATCATTAATGCCCAAATCATAGCCATTACTTTATCATCGTCATACCCAGGCTTAGCAGACCACGTGCCGTTCGGTTTTCTTTGAAAGTTTCGCAGCTCTTCTACTAATTCTTTGCTTCTAAATGAAATGCATTTGAGTTCATGAACCCAATATCTCATATTAGTAACTCCTTTATACTTAGTATTAGTATGAGCGTATACCCCTAATCGATCAAACTTGCTTTTACCTGTTTTAGGGCTGTAACTAACGATATTAGGGTATCGGTATGTTTGGTAAAGCAGATCTACAACTTGCGCTCCACAATTGTTTCTTTCAATTAATACAGGAGGAGCTCCCCAGTGATGGCAAATTTCATATACTTTAGTTGTAAATTCAAATGGATTAATTTTATTACTTGAATACTCAGCTACTTGTTTTATTTCCGTTAAATCAGTAATATCAAAGATTTGTATAACTGAGTAGTTTTTATTTACTCCCTCTGCTACATCTACTCCTATAGTGTATATACAATCTACATCTGGTTCTTCCCATATTTTATATGCACCATCTTCGAATATATGCTTAGGGTCAATAATTAAGCTCTCTAATTTCGTGAAGTACTCTTCATCGATAAATGAGTCCCCTGTCTCTAAAAACTCACAGTCAAATTCTTGTTTAAACGCTTCTTCACTTCCTATAGATTGTATAGTTTCTTGTTTCCATTTTTCATCTCTACCAGGAATTTCGTACCATAGCATCTTCTCTGCATACCAGTTACTCTTTTTGTTCATCCCATCCATATAGAGTTTGTAAAAAAGATTATCAGTACCATTAGGAGTTGATGCTATAAAAATTTTAGATTTCTTAGAAGATGAAATAATAGGGTAAACCGATTTCCAGAATGCATCTACTAAATTATTAGGAATAAAAGCTAACTCATCAAGAATAAGAACGTTACAAGAATCTCCACGACCTGCATCTGAGCTTGTAGTACTAATACCTATACTACTTCCATTAGCTAATTTCATAGATGTTTTACCATATTCTATAACACCTGGTTTTAGATAATTAGGTAACATCTCATATGCAGTTCTAATTCTAGAAAAAATATTGATTGCAGTTTGTTCTTTATTTGCTACAACAAGTATACGCTGATCTTCTTGAAAGCAAGCTATCCATAGCGCATATATTGTCATCATTGTTGTCTTACCAGTCTGTCGTGATGCTAAGCATGCTACAAAACGATTATCGCGCAATGATCTCAATACTCTCTTTTGACTAGCATAGAGAGGTATTTTCATTTTACCTTTATCTAGGTTTACAATATAAAAGAAGTTTTCAGCAAAATAGAGGATATTTTGCTTTGCCTTTTTTAACTCTCTTACCATTTTAGGAGTCCATTCGAACTCCATATTTGCAGAGGGTAGATTACTATTACCTAAGTAATATTTATCTTCTTGTTTTTTAGGCATAATATAGCCTATGCAGGCTGAGCTTGTGTATTATCTGCAGCAGGCTCTTGTTGAGTTTGAGCTTGTGATTTATTAGCTATACCTTTCATTGCTTCAATATTAGTAACAATATTATCTACAAATTTTATAGCGTCGGGAAATTGCTTAGAGAATTCCTCAATATTTAAACCAGTTAATTTCAATAGATCAGTCTCGAGACTATCAACAGATTTCTCTAGTTGCGCAATTTTATTACCTACTAAAGATTGAGTTGCTGTATCTTGCTTACCTTGTTGGAAAGCTTGCTTGATACTACCTGTTTGTTTTCCCATAGCGGCTTGACCTAAGGCTCCAGCTGCAGCTTTTGCGCCTCCAACTGCTCCAGCCGCTTTGGCTTTCAGTCTATCAAAAACCCCTTCTACTATATTATCAAATTCTCTTTTCATAATTTTTAATCAAATGTCGTTTGTTTAATTGGGCCCGGAATCAAAAGAACTATCGTCTACGGAAATCAAAGCTTTGTAAAACTTACCATCAGTATCGTTAGCAAGGTTTTTTATCATATATTTGTTTATAGCAGTTTCGAAACCTTCAATCTCTCCATCAGTATTATAACCCATAATCATTAAATCAAGCTCCCTCCTGGCAGCTCCCATTAAACTACTTGAATCTCCTCTCGATAATCCTCTTAATAACATATTTTTTACTTTTGGATCTAACTGATCTACAGATTCAACTCCTTCAATATCTTTTAAAATAATATCAGTTTTATTGTCTATTAAATCTCTTATACCACCAGATAGTTTGTAACCATTAGCAGTTTTTTGTACATAATCACTACCTACTTCATCTCCTGATTGTATTTCACCGCTTTCTCCGTCTGCTACATCTAACCCTACTTCTGTAGCTCCTGGTAGTAAGTTTGCAATTTGAGACGCGGCAGATCCAACTAAGTAACCTGCACCGGCAACCTTAGCAGCACTACCTAGTGCTTGAGAAGCTGTTTGACCTTTTGCCATACCAACAATGGTTCTCAATAGAAAACCAGTTGTTGTACCCATACCAGGTACACCTGAGAATTTACTCACTGCAACTAAAGCACCTATAATGAAGTTTGTCATCTTAGGGTTTTCATTAGCAATTTCTCCTAGAGCTGTAAAGTATTCATCAGCTTTACTATCTTTAATTTTGCTGGTTAGTTTATTCCCTAAATCATCAATAACAGCTTTGCTATTTTGAATTACTGGTGAATTAGCAGCCTTTTGTTTAATTTCATCTAACGCAGTACTTGCCCATTGAATTGCTGGATTTGGCTTAGGTTCTATCTTGAGTCGCTGAGCTGACTGTGATGCATACTCTAAAGCTTTCAAACCCGGATTTTCAGGGTCATTAATACCCATTTTATTAAAATCAGTCTTAAGATCTTCAAGAGCTTTTGCAAAATTATTTTTAAATGATTGTACTCTACTATCAATTTTAGCTTGAGTCGGGTCTTTAACTTGATCACCCTTACCGGTAAGCGCCTTTCCGACATTACTTGCTTTAGTAGCTAATCCTGTCGCTCGTGCCTTTAAGTTATCTAACGGACCTTCATGTAAAGTGGATTCCTCAGCACCCAAGTCTTCACATTCTCTGAGAAACTGTCTTTCTGCAGGAGACATGCTACTCCAGCTTTCATGTAAAATTTTGCTGATTTGGTATTTAGAGTCAATATACCGCTCATTGAGTAGGTGTATATCATTCATTATTATTATTTATTTAAAAAATTTATTTTTTATAGCCTGAATCTCTGCTTGAGCTTCTTTGTACTGTTTAAATAACTCTTTATTTACAGGGAATTTCATTATTGACTTACATACAGGACAAGCCGCGCGCGGATTTTTTATAATATAGTCAATAGTAAGCTGCAGCTTGGTACCACAGCAAGGACAAGGAAGACCTGTACCTATCATTTGTGAGTTATATCTTGAATTAATAGATCCTCAATACGAGATACTTCTTCAGGTTTATCTGTTACTTTGAACTTAAGTTTAACTTCTGCGAAACCTGCAGCATCTTCTTTAGCTTTACGCATGTCAACCTGGATATCCTTTCCTATGAAAGGATTGAAAGGATTCTTTTTTGTCTTATTAACTAAATCATACTTATCACTTGAATCATTATTATCAGTAGAGTCAAACAGTTTAGCTTTAAAAGACATNTCTAGTTCATCAAGAGCCATTGTTTGATGATTAACTAGAGTATAAAGAGGTATATTTGTCTCTTTNCCATTTAGGTTAAGAGTTTTGCAAATTGGAGTCCCGTCTGCGTTGAAATACTCTGATAGCTTTTGAATATGGCTCTTTTCTAAAATCTCAGTAGATTTAACTATAGAGAGCTTTATCGATTTTATCAGGTTTTCCAACGAGACGGACTTCATATTACAATAATATATTACTTACTAGGATTTGCAACGACAGGCTCAATCATTGTGATTAAAGCATCACTAAGCTTTTGCATGCCCTCAGTTGCAGGTAATTGCTCGGCATGAACTTTAACGTCATACTTTGCTGTATTATCTGTTTTTCTCGTATTTTCAGATTTAGTTGCTACCTTACCGTGTAATTTAGATTCCACGCTTAAGCCCCACCAACTCTTATATTTTACATCAATATCTACTGTAGTTTCTGTTTCTGTACTATCAGTATGAGAATCGTGTTGCTGTACCTCCATAGTAAATTGAACGTCAGCTTCCGTTATTGCTAAAGAAGGTAACGGTATAAGTGGTAAGAGAGGTACCTTGCTTTGTAATGTTTGTAATTCAGGCTCAGCTGCTCCTTCTACTTGTACGTATCTGTTAATCTCAACATCTAATGAACGAGGTTTAGATTTACCATCTTTAGTATCAAAGCCCACTTCTTGGATGTATTTCCATGTTACGTCGTTTAATCTTGCTTGGCCTTTTGCCATACCTACCAAAGGAGATACGATTAGTTCTTCGATTGGTAGCCCTTTAAATTGATTTGCGATAGAATTTGCCATAATTTAAAACTTTCATACATATTTATTGCGTTAAAGAAAAAAGTAAAGAAGTATTAAATATTATTATGGACTTGACTGATTATAAAGTACTAAACGATTTATATAACAGTAATATACTAAACGAGGGCGCGCAAGAAGATATGCGTAAAGACATTGAAGACCTTAAAAAGCTTTATGATAACCCTGATACTGATTTTGCTAATAAAAATTACGGTAGTGTAGATGCTTATAAGAAAATGCTGCGAAAAAAAATTGAAGACATAGTTTCAAAACTTGATGGACCCTATCCAGTATATCTTGAAGCCGATCAAAGACCTGATGATGAAGAAGACGCAGAAAAAATTGTAGGTGACGGCCCTGACGCAGAAAATGTTGATGAGGTTGTTGATAATGAAGAAAAAGAACCAAAAAAGGAATCGAAAAGTATAAATAATTTAAATAAGGTTAAAGTCATGACAGAAGATAAATCTATTTTTGATAAATTGTTCGAACAAGTAATGGGTGAAGCTGATGACGAAGCCATGGAACTCGGTATTGATCTCGATGATGCCGGAGGCGAAGGTGGCGAAGAAGGCGGAGGCGAAGACATTACTATAACATTAACACCAGACCATGTCCAATTACTTAAGGACATTCTCGCACAAGTTGAACCTGAAGAAGGTGAAGACGAAGGAGAAGAAGCCGAAGAAATGGATATGGGTTACGATGAAGAAGCTGATCCTTTCGAGGAGGAGAATCAACACACCAATGACGGAGCTCAACCTGGAGTTGACCCATCCAACGGTGGCGGAAAAGCTAGTGAATTACCCGGGGATGGATTAGGTGGTAAGTCTAGTGGAACCGGGGATGGTTCTGCTACTGACGAGGTTGGTTCTAAAGAAACTGGAGAAGGTAAACAGTTAGGTCACGATCCTTCTGGTTTAACCAATCCTGGTAAAAAAGTCGTAAAGAAGTAAAATTAGTAACATATATTAACGAAAGAGCCTCTATAACAGAGGCTCTTTTTTTATAAATAATTATATGTTAATAGAAAAGCTATTTCTTGAAGCATTGAAACCAATGAAACTTCAAGGCTCGACTGGATTGAATAGAAAGCGGCAAAATTTGCTCGCAGACTATGATAGAACAAATCCCAGTTACCCTCAAGAATTAGAAAGACTTAAAAAACTTAATAAAGGTAGCTTAAATATTAAGCCTGAAACAGCAAAAAAAATATCTAAACTCTTTAAACTCACTGATTTATCAGAAACTAATCCTAGAAGATTAGGTAACACAGGTATAACATTATCAATAGTTAACGGTAATTACACTATAAGTAAATGAGCTGTTATTCAACAAGTAAAATAACAGGAATTAATTATCATTTAGACGTAGCTAGATTTACGGATAAAAGTAATAATTCCAATGAAAGAGATAATCTTTTCAAAGTATGGTGGAAAGATCAAATATCTCTTTATGGTACTCAAACTACATATTACGTAAGAGATTTTGCATTATCAGCTGCTGATAAGTTCTACGGTGAAAATACTACAAGTGGTTTTCGTACTGGTACTAATTTAGTTATGATAATGAATTTGAGTGACAACTCAATTACATTTTCTAAATTCGGTCTAACATCCGATGATGAAGTAGAAGCATACATCGATATAACAACATATCAACAAACCTTATCTACCCAATATACAGGTAGCCAATTAATTGAACCCAAAGCAGGAGATATATTTCAATTATCTGAATTAGGAAATGACAGGCCTGGAGGCAGAAATGGTAAGTTTTTTGAAATTACTGAAAGAGTTGATGAAAGTATAGCTTCTATAAATCAACTTCAAGGTCACTATGTATTTAAAATCAAAGCAAGAAGATACGATTTCTCACATACTGATGATGATGTTGAAGAAGCGGTTTCCGAGCAAATTACAGATGATGCATTAAGCGGAAAAACCACCGATACGATCCAGGATTATATCAATGATCTCGATACAGAGCAAGCTTCTTACTTTGATTACGGTACTAATGACGATGTGTATGGAGACTACTCCTGATATTTTTCATACTCTAAGTCTTTGAATACCGCGGGAAATCTCTCTTTAACATATTTTTCTATAGGTAGAGGTTTTAAGAATCTATCACTTTTTTGTCCCATGGATTCAGCTTTCGCGGATATAATATTTACTGCATCAAATAAGCACAACCATCGTGCTTCCTGTTCATCTGTTAGGTTTGTCATATTTTAGTTTTTATAATAGTTTTATATTCTATTTCAAGAATATTCTCTGACTTACAATGCTCACAAACAAAGCCATTTTGAGTGGATAAATCTACTCTAACGTTATTGACTTTTTTACATGCTTCGCATTCGATTAATACATTATTTGTATTAATAAGTTTTATGGTGTCAAGATTCTCCTTTTCGAGTTTCATTCTTGTCACATAAGATAGTATACTATTATAAAAATAAAAAAAGATAAACTGTATAATTGTAGATATGGTAAATATTTCAATAAAAGAAGCACTGGTGGTTTTGAAACCAATATAACCTATAACCCCGCTAACTAATCCTACTGTAAATAAACTTTTAAGAATCTGGCTTGTCATTATTATCTAAATCTTTCGATATAGATTTTATAATATCCATAGCTTTTTTCAACTTTAAATTTATTCTTTTTTTAGTTTCATCGCTATAATTTACAGAAGGGTTATTAAATAATTCCCCTATTAGTTGACCAGCATCACTAAGTTTGGCATAGGACGTTCCTAACGTCTCTACTACTGCTTCTCCTGGGTATGGTATAAGGTTAGAAGTTTGCTTGTTATACTCTTCAGGACTATTCTTCGCAATATCCGCAAGGGTTTTAGTTATAGGTCTCGCACTACGGGCAGCTACGTCTTTATAATACTTGTTAGTATATGTATATAAATCCTCGAAAAGTGTATCACTCATAATAAATATTTATATGAGTAAGTTCGAAAAAAAGTTTTTTTCTTTATTAAGTGAGCAAGAAGATGTAGATGCGTTAAACGCTGCTCCTGAAGATGATGCAGAATCCTTTCAAGGTTCTCTTGATGAACCAGAAAATGCTGGAGATTTTGAAGAAGTTCAAGAACCTAATGTTGACTACAGCGCAGACTTAGAAACATTAAAAAGTTGGATTGGTACTATTAATCAATTCAAAGAATATATTAATGGTGAAAATGGTAGCATTTTAGGTAAGCTAAAAGCAGAAGCAAAAGTGGGTACCCTATTTGACGATATTAGTGATGCAACTAAAGCAGAAATCCTTGATATTGCAGAACGTCTAGCATCTCTCAACGAACAGTTAAAGAATTTATATACAGAAAAGCATAAATAATTTATTATGGGCATTTTAGATCAATCAAATAAAAATAATTGTAGCTGTAATTATAGTACAGCTCCTAAAACCGCAGATTCAGGTTACTGCTGTAATATAACCCCCGAGAAAACAGAGTCTAGTTGCTCTGATAATTTAGGATGTAATACTACCGGAACCCAGAACGTCGCTGTAGGATCATGTAATAATACATGTACTTCAACTTGCACATCAACGACTAAGACCCCGGACTCTGGTTACTGTTGTAATATCACTCCTAGCAATTCAAGTGCTTGTCGATTAGCAAGGCGGCGTGGTCGTAGACGTTAAAGAAGTTTTAATTTCATAATACCTTCTAGTCCTTTAAAACTATTACTCATGATAAAGTGCGAGGTGATTTCATCTCGCATTCCTTTTGTACATATATCGTTAAAATCTTTGAAGGGTTTTAGCTTTTTAGGCCAAATAAAACATTTGTGACCCTCTTTCAGTAATATGAGAGTTTTTTCTTTTGCTGACTCATCTACTTGTTGATTATCTAAGACCCATATTTTTTCGTAGAATGGATATTTATTTATTTGTCTTTCTTGTACCGAAGTAAATGTATTTTTAGAAGTACTTTGTATACCTCCAACAGCAACTCCGTTTTTTACAAAAAAGGAGTCAATAGGGCCCTCAAAGATAAAAATGCAATCAAGATCCCCACTGATATTTCCAAAATTAAATATAGATTTTTCTGCATTGAGTTTTGATAAGTATTTCGGTTTTTTGTCTTTTTC